AGAAAGATTTTTTCTCTACATGGCAAGCTGCTGAGATGGGATTCTCTTCATTCAAAACTTTACCTAAATCATTCGCTGATTTCGTTATTGCTCACGTATCTGATAAAGTTGCTGCTAACGTTGAGACAGCATTCTGGACAGGTGCTACTGGTACTTCTGGATCATTTGATGGTATCTCTACTTTAGTTGCATTGGATGCTGCACTTCCTGTAGCTCAGGAGGTAACTGGTACTACTGTAACTGCTTTGAACGTAGTAGTAGAATTAGGTAAGATTGTTGATGCAATTCCTGCTGCACTTTATGGTAATCCTAACCTACGTATCTATGTATCTACTAACATTGCTAAGGCATATGTACGTGCATTAGGTGGATTCTCTACTGTATCAGGTGCATCTGCTGCTGTTACTCCAGGTACAGGGGTTAATAACCAATCTACTCAGTGGTACAATAACGGATCTTTGAGCATTGATGGAGTTGAGATTTTCTGGGCACCAGGATTAGCTTCTAACACTGCTATCGCTACTACTACTGATAACCTATTCTTTGGTACTTCTATCTTATCTGATATGAATGAAGTTAAGGTTATTGATATGTCTGATATTGATGGATCACAAAATGTACGTGTTATCATGCGTATGGCTGGTGGTGCTCAGTATGGAGTTGTTGAGGATATCGTAACTTACGGTATTGTTAACTCTGCTAACTAATATAAAATAATCATGGGGAGTGGGTAACTGCTCCCCTTTAATAAAAAATAAAAATGGCTTGTATAATTTCAAACGGACGTACCGAGCAATGTAAAGATAGTATATCTGGAATCCAGGCTATCTACTTCATTAACTTCGGTAACTTTAACCCAGATCCTGTAGCAGGAGGTGGGGATGTAACTTATGATACTACTCTAGGATTTGAGGATCAGATCACTGGTATTGCTTTATCACCTATTGCTCCAGCATTAACTTCAGAGATCTATAAGTATGAGTTAAAGGGGCAGAATGGATTTGATACCACTGTTAACACATCACGTGATAATGGTACTACATTCTTTACTCAGACATTAACTGTACAATTAAAAAGACAGGATCCTGTATTCCACAAACAATTCAAGATCTTAGCTTATGGCCGTCCACATATTGTGGTACGTACCAATGGTAACCAATTCTTTTTAGCTGGTCTATACAGAGGATGTGATGCTACTGCTGGTAGTGTTAATTCTGGAGTTGCGTATGGTGATTTTAATGGTTATCAATTAACTTTTGAAGCCATGGAGGAAAAGCCTGCCAATTTCTTAGATTGTACTACTGAGGTTGATTTACTTACTTTGTTAGGGAATCCTACTTTAGTAACTGCTTAATAGCGTTAAGGGGTTTTCGCTATATTGGGAGGGGGGCATTAGCTCCCCTTTCTTTTTAGAAACAATTTTTAACTTATTGAGTTATATCTATATGATAGTAGTTAGCACTGATTCAGTTAATCCACAATTCTTAAAGTTCATTCCTAGAGAGAGTACTGTGGATACTATGTATATCACAGATGAGAGTACTAATATAGAGGTACCTGTGGTGATCATTAACTATACTCCAGGTGATTATGCTGATGAGATAGAGGTAACATTAAGCTGTATTGAGGGGCACTACTATAGAATGGTATTAAAGGATGTATCCGGTGATGAAGTATACAGGGATAGGATATTCTGCACTGCTCAGGTAGCTGCTAACTATTCACCTAATGCACAGGGGTATGTATCTAATACCACCACAAATGACTTTTTAATGTACTAATATGGATAATATACACGTAATTAATCTAGCAGCCTATCAACCACCTGTAATAAAGGAATCTAAAAGAGATTCATGGGTGGAATATGGGGAGGATAATCAGCACTTCCAGTGGTTACTAGATAGATACATCAACAGCACTACCAATTCTGCAGTGATCAATAACGTAGCTAGATTAATCTACGGTAAAGGATTAAGAGCTCTAGATGCAGGAAAGAAACCTAACGAGTATGCACAGATGATGAGCCTATTTGAGAAGGATGATGTGAGAATGATGGCCCTAGATTTCAAAATGATGGGGCAGTTCGCTATCCAGGTACTATACACTAAGGACCATAAAAAGATAGCTAAGGTACATCACATCCCTGTACATCTATTAAGAGCTGAGAAATGTAATGAGGAGGGTGAGGTAACAGGATACTACTACTCCGATAACTGGGGTGATATTAGAAAATTTGCACCTAAGAGAATAGCTGCATTCGGCACATCTAAGGATGAGATAGAGATACTATACGTTAAGCCCTATTCAGTGGGGATGAAATACTATTCCTATCCAGATTACCAGGGGGCCCTTCCATATGCCGTATTGGAGGAGGAGACATCTGATTATATGATTAACCTGGTTAAGAGCTCATTCAGCCCTAGCACTATCATTAACTTTAATAATGGGGTGCCATCTGAGGAGCAGCAGCAGATGATAAAGAGTGATATCATGAATAAGCTAACAGGCCCACAGGGTGATAAGTTAGTGGTATCATTCAACACATCTAAAGAAACTGCAGCTACCATTGAGAATATGCCAGTAGAGCAGGCTCCTGAGCTGTATAAATACCTATCTGAGGAATGTGTACGTAAGATATTAATAGGTCATAACGTAACATCTCCGCTATTATTTGGGATAGCTACTACTACAGGATTCAGTGCTAATGCAGATGAGCTCAAAAATAGTGCTATTCTATTCAATAACATGGTAATTACTCCACTTCAGGAGGTGATGCTAGATGCATTCGATAAGATTCTAGCCTATAATGGCATAGCATTAAAGCTATATTTTGAAACATTAAACCCATTAGATGCACAGGGTGATCTAACTACTACGGATGAGGCTACTAAAGTTACTGATGCTATCAATGTGATGAGCCCATTAGTAGCTAACAAGGTGCTAGAATCAATGACAGCAGATGAGATTAGAGCATTAGTGGGATTGAAACCTGTACCTGTACAGCTAAAGAAAGAGGATGTATCTGATGAGGTGCTATATAATGTACTAGATAATCTATCAGGGGAGCACAATGATGATGATGAATGGGAGCTGGTAGATGAGAGAGAATGGTCCAATAAGAATGACAGCACAGAAGAGTGGGCTACTCGCATGATTAAGCCTAAAGAAACTATCCTGGAGAAGTTAAGCGGATTCATTAAGAGTAATCCTAATGGATTCAGCTACCTAGATAAGAGTGTATATAAGGTAAGATATAGATACTCTGAAAGATACAATAAGGATAACAGCCGGGACTTCTGTAAACAAATGATGAGACGTACTAACAATGGAGTAGTATACAGATTAGAGGATATAGATGCTGCAAGTAGAGCAGGAGTGAATGAGGAGCTAGGGCACAAAGGACAGCCATATGATTTATTCAAATTCAAAGGAGGGGTAAATTGTGGACATTTCTGGACTGAGCAGCTATATAGATTAAAGAAAAATACTGATGGCACCTATCGGCCTGATAAAGCACTGAGCTCATCTGAGCAGGTAGCATCTATTCCTAAGAGCTACCTACCTAATCCAACAGGATCAGGAGATGCTAATACTCCTCCGATAGATATGCCTAATAATGGACATCACCCAGATTATAATAAATAATGGAAGCACTATTCATAACAAGACAGGATCTAGTTAAGTTCACAGCTACCAATGGTAACGTGGATACTGATAACTTTATCCAATGGATTAAGGTAGCACAGGATATTCACCTGCAGAATTACCTAGGTACACAGCTATTCAATAAGCTAAAGAATGATATTCTTAATACTGTGAGTAATACAGGGGTACCTACTACTACCACATTAACTGCAGGAGGTACAGGATATACTAACCTAACAGGGATAGCGTGTACAGGTGGTAGCGGTAATGGTTTTGGAGTGGATATAGTTACAGCAGGGAATGCAGTAGTATCTTACACTGTGAGCACTGCAGGTACAGGATATACTGCTGGAGATGTTTTGACTATTGCAACAGGTAATAATAATGCTACTATCACTATCAATGCCATTGATGAGATTCAGGTACCATATAGTACACTACTTAATACCTATGTTAAGCCATCCCTAATACATTGGGCCATGGTGGAATACCTACCATTCGCAGCATATACAATAGCTAACAAGGGGATATTCAAGCATACTAGCGAGAATGCTAATACTATTGAGAAGGCAGAGCTAGATCTATTGATTGATAAGCAACGGCAGATAGCTCAGCACTACACTGAGAGAATGATTGATTATCTCTGCTTTAATAATAACCTATTCCCAGAATATAATCAGAATTCTAACGGGGATATGTATCCAGATACTAACAATTATAACATAGGATGGGTGCTGTAAAAAAGCAAAATAGGCCGAAGCCTACTAACGTAAAGAAACTACTAACTTACTTAACTAAGAATAATGGCAAATGATTAAGCCTACTAAATATCCAATGAGCCCGGATGATCTATCTGATCTATTCGGTGAAGCTGTTAACCAGGGGAGAAATGGTAAGCAGGATACATTGGTATCAGGTGATAATATCAAAACAATTAACGGAGATTCTATATTAGGTAGTGGGGATTTAACTATACAAGGTGGGGGTGGTAATGGAATAACAAGTATAGGTAGTTCAGTAGGAGCTACTGTATCAGGAACTACTACCGGTACTATTTCTGGCTCTGTATTAATACCTGCAGGCACACTATCGGAGGGGCAAAATTTAATGATTAGAGCAAAAATCAGAAAGATATCAGGCACAGGTAACTGCATAGCTAGATTAGGTATTAATACAAACAATGTACTAACGGGATCACTACAGATAGGGCAGTCTCCTACTTTATCTAATAACACTTTTACACACATCATACGTGATCCACATTATAG